ACATATAACTATCTTTTCTAAAGATAATTGTAAAAAGTTACTGTTTACTTTTACCATAGCATCTCTCAGAGTGTCCCCTGTGCCATCGTTAGGAGTTGTCCCTACATTAATTGTCTGTATTGCCATTGTCTGTTGTTATTAAATTACTATCTACTGTAACTGTATTACTATCTACTGTTAATATTTTCCCTGTTTGTCTTATTGTTATTCTGGTAGTATTAACTTTTCCCGCTATGTCTAAATACATCGATCTAGTAAGATTGTTAAGGTTGTTAGCCTCAAAATCTAACTGTAATACGTCTGCAGGAAGTCCAGTCGTAGAGAAGTCCATCCATGTGGTATCGTAATTGTCATATCCTACCTTTGTAATAGTAGAACCCTCCAAATTATATACACTTACATTTATAGTCTTACTCTCGTAGCCTGTGTTTACTCCAGAAGATCTAGGTATCGTCTGACCTATCTCTAAATCCCCGAAAAAGTTTATTAAATCTAGCTCAGTTTCGCCTGTTAAAACATTATAACTATATTTATTTATGCGATAATAGTCTCCTTTTATCTTTATTAAGTCGTTTAAATTTAGTTTAGTTATTATTCTGAGAGGTAGATAAGCCTTATATTTATACTCTCTCTTTTTAATGTTAAAAATACTATCTATATAAGCCTTATAATGGTTGCTATATAGATTGTTACTCATAAATATATTACTAAACACGTTTTGATCTGCTGAAAACGTGGTGCTATAGCTCGGACTGGTTAGGGAGTTAGCGTGAATAGGTACGTTATATCTGTTAATCATAACAGAAGTATTGTCGCTATTTAAAAATCCTATTTGCTTTGTGTTTGTGCCGCGCTCACTATTTGCTACATAGTGTATTAATGGCTTTGTAGTTGTTGCCTCTCCTGCTTCGTCAGTAACTCTGCCATAAACAACCGTACTGGCTATATTATCTGTATTGTCAGATAACTTTTCAAATAAAACCTGCTCAAAAGGAAGCTCCAACTCGTAAGCGCCTCCGTCTATCTGCTCGCTGTTTGGGTCGCTAGGTACTTCTCTAACTATATATTCCTCATCTCCAAAGTATCTATCGTTTTGCTTATTAAATAATATGTTAGCGATAGTTGCGGGCTCTTGGAATTTAAAAGATATCTGATTATACATAGTACCTTTGTTTATATCTATCTTCTCAAAGTCCACGTATTTTGTAACATCATAAATACCGCCCTGCGCGTAGTACCCTTCTATAGTGTTTATGTAATACTCATCGTCTCCTGTAGGTATCACTACCAACTTAAACATATTAAAAAGACCTTTTAAAAAGTCTATTAGCTTAATATCTGGTACTTCGTTTTGCGCTCCAAACTCAGCTGTAATAACATTAGAGCTAGAGTAAGCCTTCCCTTTTCTTAATACACCTCCGATACCCTCCTCTCTATTCTCAAACTCTGCGCTATACTCAAAATCCTCCGCAGACTCTACCTCAAAATAAACCTCTATAGTCTCTGGATCTCCAGACTCACTAAACCACACAAATAAATCCTCGTTATTGCCATTCCCAGAAGCTATATACTTAGTCCATCTTACCTCTCCGTTTTGGTACATCTTCATGGTATACGGAACGCTGCCAAATCCAGCTTTAGGAGTGACCTCAAAAAATCCTTTATACTCGTCCTGTATGTTGTCGTCTGGTATTATATTGAATGTCGCTATGTTTGTAGATAGATCCATTTTACTGCGAGAGTCTTTACTGTCGAAGTCTGTAGTTATAGACTTTCCTTTTAGAGCTGTGTCGCTAGAGTTATTTAGCCACAGAAACAAATTAGAAAACTCTTCAGTAATAAAAAAGTCTCTACTAAAAGTAATACCAGTCTTCACTTCTATAGCTTCTATTATAGGTAGCAATTTTAAAGACGGTCTCATATCCGACCAGTCTATACCATTGTCTGACCCTGCTACGTAGGATATATTCCTTAGTTTGTCTGTGTTCTCATCCTCCCCCGCGTCCTGTACATAGTATTGTTTTTTTACAATAGGAGTATAAACTAAATCTCCATTAAATAAACCAGATACAAGACCTATTTTAACAGTGTTGCTGTCGTAACTGTGATCGTAAGCAGACAAGTCTAAATCTTTAATGGTTAACTCTCCAAGAGCTTTTTTTATACCTGTTATTCTGCCAGAAAAGTTAATGCTGTAAGATGTCGCTCTCCCCTTCTCTACATTAACCTTTGTTAGCTGTACAAATCCCTCTTTAAATACGATACCATCTAACAATATGATAGCCTCCTGTTTTTTTCTAGCGTCAAAAGAGTTGTTTAGATTAGCGTCGTACCAATGTTTAAACAATTTATTGTTGATACGAGAGGCGGGAACTGTAAAATTACGAGTAAAAGCGTTAGTATTTTTACTAATATCCTTAATGTCTACTACTGAGTCGATCACATTAATGTTTTCGTCCTCAAATAAATCTATTTTAGTACCTAATATCTGTATCTGTGTAACCATTAAATGTTGTTTATGGCATTAAAAGAGTACTCAAAGTCTATGTCGTACTGTATTAGTCTGTCTACAGCTTGAGTCTTGTAACTTATAGACCTACTTTTTAAGTTTAAAGGAGTGTATTTAGAGCTTTTGTATTGCCATACCTCCTCACTGAGTAGCAGCTGCTTAAAAGTATCGTTCATCGATTCATCTACCCATCCAGATTGAACATTAAAACCCTCTCGACCTTGTACGTTGATAGTTTTAAACTGGTGCGCTCCGTCTATTGGTTGCCCGTTGTCATTCTCGAAAGTTTCTGCCTTAACTCTGAGGTCTGTTTTCATCTCCTTAAAGAATGTAATAGACTGCAAAGCTCCAAACTTATTTCTAAAAATTATATCAATGGGAGTGTGTTTGTATTCGTCCTCTATAATTAAAGACACCTCAACACCATCAACCGATATAATTATATTTGTATCTGTCTCAGCTTGTCCTATTTTTAGCCATAGGTTTTGAACTGACTCAGCAGACACCTCCAGATCTAGGTTAGCAGTTACATCTACTCTAACCTCTCTATCTGGATAGGAGTCTACTTTTACAATAGGCACTGTATTATCTGGAGTGTATATAGGTAATAAGAAAATACCACCGCGAGACACCTTAAACTCTCTGCCAGTTGCTAGTATACTGTCTGGAATGTCTGTAACATTCTCCCCCTCTAGTCCGTAAGAGTAGCCTCTATTGAATAACTGAGTAGTAATATAAGCAGGAGGCTCTGTACTCTCTGGAGTTGCAGGAGTTGTATAGTATAGTACTTGACTTTTAACCCACCACTGAGCGTCTCCGTCTAGCATCTGACTAACAAATTTAGGACTCTCTAAAGATGTCTCTATATAGTCCGCTAGTATCCTAGATATATTGATAGTGTCAAACTCTCCGTTTTCTCCTAGACCTTCTGGATTCTTTTTTGTCCATGACTCTGTCGCAGTAGCAGGAACATCTGTCTTCTCTCCGTTCCATATAAAAAGCTCCAGAGTATACTTCTGACAAATAAGCTCAAAGTCTACAGACTTAAAAGGTATCTTGTAATTATACGGGCTTAGTGTTCTAATCATGATAATGCGAATTTTAATAAATCTTCTGCGTCTAAAGCGTAAGCGTTAACTAATCTCTCTGGTAACCTCTTAAATGCTAACTCAAAAGGACGCGAGCTAAAGAGAGTTGTTTTCATTCCTGTATTCCAGACAGACCTTCTAATTATAAAAGCTGTAGCCTCTTTGGTAATAAACTGTCCTTTTTTATTTCTAAATTGTATCCTGTTATGCTTAACCCATCTATCAATACCTTTGGTTAACCCTCCCTTTTTTCCTGTGCCAGTTCCAAACTTGTAGGGACTGTTAGGAGCTTTCTTTTTAGATTTAAAACCCTGCACTCCTTGATCGACAAACTCTCCATAGTCCTCCATTAAAAGGTCTAAACTAAAAGACTGCTTATGTACCTCTGTCTTATAATCTAAAGACCGATACAGACTCCCTGTGGACTTCTTGCCCTGTCTTGTTAGACTCTTTCTAGCTTCAGTCCTCCAGTGCTTACCAAACTTATTTAAAGCCCCTTCTATATACATAAACTGATATCTGTGTTTGGTACATCTACCTCAAAAGATAGTATCCAACCATCAACGATCGTTGTCTTGCCTTCTAATATAGGTAATAAAGTTGGAGACTCTGACGCTGTGATATTGTTCTCCTCGAAGTCTCTAAACATATTTAACCAGATACGATTTAAAGCCGCCTCTGTTTCGTTGAGGTTGTCTACTTCATTGTCCATCTGCCAGAACTTATCTGTAGTAGTTTCGTTTGTTTGGTCTCTCTGGTTTAAACACGTTAGCTCTATACTAAATCTCTTTACCTGTGGAGATGGATAAGAAGCTCCTGTAATAAACACATCTAACAAAGGTAGTATCGTTCCCTTATCCTCTAGCACATCGATAGTACCCACCTTAGTAACTGTATTAATATACTCGTCTGCCTCAGCTAGTGATTTGATATAATTGTATAATGTGCTGACTTGGTTCATAATCTTGTTACTTTTTTTCCTGCGTTACTTCTTATGTCTGCCTCTAGTTTTGCCCTGTCCATCTTATGAGCTAAGAACATTAGCATTGAATGTGCTTCTGTCTCTAGGACTCTGTCTATTTTTAGTAGATCGTTTCCCGCAAGCTCTACAATGGTAGCATACCATCCCCAGTTGTACCAGTAGTCAGAGGCTGCTCTTCCTTCGCTACTTCCAGACCCTGCGAAAATTTCTGGATAGCTTTCTTTAACTCTCTCGACAAACTCAAAAAAAAAACTAAAGCTCCGTTAACTATATTTAAGGGAGTGTCCTTCATTGTCTCCGCGTACTCCTCAGATCCGTTGTACTTAGCTATCTTATAGTTTCCTGTTATATCTTTAGAGACTACTGGTCTGAATAATATAGCCATTAGCTTGTGTAAGTTCTCTGGCTCGCTGTTGTAGTTCATTAAATCGACATACTCTCCAGAAGTAATCTTGTCGAGGTTAGGATGAAAACCAAAGGTATTACCGTTAAGCTCAAAGGTAGATTTAAACTCTACGCTTTGCCCTAGAGCGTTGTCTATAGTTTGTATTAACTCATCTCTATCTGTTTGACTTATATACTCTATATGTAGAGGGTTTAACCCTGTGAATATATATATTTTCTCTGTGTTTAGTTGGTAGTCTGTGAGGTTAGATCCCTCGCTTATAAGCAGGAACTTTTGGAACTGTCCTAGTGTTATATCGCTTATGTTTTCTGGTACTACTATCTTCATACTATAATAATAAAAAAAAGTATTTTTTGTTAAAGTTAATGCATAAAAAAACCCCTACATTTTTGTAAGGGTCAATTATTAAAATGAAAATTTACTATGAATTTGTACCTAATGTAATTAATAC